GAGCTCTTCAAAAAAGAGGCTGGCGGCAAAAACTCAACGACTTGGAAGCGGGAATATTTGGCGCAAGACGTCGTTGACGAGAACTTTGCACTTGTGAGGGAATGGGATGACTCATACGAAACGGAGATTGAACTCGATGAATACTTCCGCTTCTATTTCAAATATGACGCTCTCGATATTGGCGTGCGCGATCTCACTGTATGCCTCGTTGGGCATTATGATTTCCGCCGGGCTTGTCTCTTTATACATGACGAGTTTTCCGTCTCCGGCCCGGACATGACGACCCTCACGGTCGCCAACGGCATCAAAGAGCTCGAACGCGTAAATTTCGAACTCAATTTTGACGGAGACGACCCGAGAGAGCTCGAACGCTCAATCACAAGGGTCTCCGATATTGATTTGAAGCTCATCAACGACTTAAGAATTCTCCATGAGATTCGCTTCCAAGCAACGAACAAGGGATCGCTTGACGAAATGGTCAACAAGGTTCGGGTTTGGGTTGGAGACGGAAGGCTTCGAGTCTCTCCAAAGTGCAAACAATTGCTCGGTTGCCTCCGGTTTGGAGTATGGAACGACAAACGAACGGATTTCGCTCGAACAAAAGCGTACGGGCATTTTGATGCTTTTGCGGCGCTCATGTATTTGATTCGCAATGTCAACGATTATAAGAACCCAGTGCCGCCTCGATACGGTAAATCAAACAAGGATCGGTTTTTTGTTGAGGAAGAAAAAAACACAGCGCAAAAAATTCGTGAAGGGTTCGGCGTGAAAAAGCCGCGCCGTTGAGATATAACCTCAAAAAATGAAAGGGCCGAAATGAGTGCATTGAAAAAGAAAACCAAAACAACCAAAAAAGCGCCGCCTCTCAAAGCGGCGGTTCAATTCCCGGAGACCTTCAACGAGGTCGATCATGGAGAGGGTGACATATTCGTAAGAGTCGCCGACGTGACCAAAGGGAGATCCCTCAACAAAGGGTATCGTCCGGAAATGGTACGAATCGTTGACGGCGTCGTTGCGGAGAGGAAGTTCGTTGGAGACGCAAACCTCGTCGCATACGCATTCTCAAGGGCAATGGAGCTCGTTGACCCAAGGGCAAACGGAAAATGAAAATAGGCATTCAAGCAATCGTGACGATTTGCGTTGTCGTTGTCCTACTTGCGAAATCATGGCTTCAACCAAGTTGGATAAGTGCGGTAGAATTGATTGGCGGGCTCGCATTATTTGCGGGCCGTTGGTTTTTCGAACCTAAAGTTCAACCTCCCGCTTCCAAGAACGACGTTGACGAAATGCGTAATGCGATTACGAATCTTGGGGGGCAACTTAAGGCCGTGAATGACAAGGTCGGAGGATTTGCACTCAAACTTGGTTTTCGAACTTAAGGGGGCTTGAATGGGGAACGACAAATATTTTGCGGCATTACCTACGGTTGATCTTCGCGCTGAATGCGTTCGCAAAACCGACGCCTATTATAATTGGACGTTGACCTCGGGCCGCTTGGCTCGTTGGCGAATTGCTTATGACACTTATTACGGCCAACGGGGACAACACAATTCAAGTTGGGTCACTTCGGGAGGCGAACAAGGCGAGCTCTCCATGCTCATGAGCAACGAATACCGCAACCTTTTGCAACATTTGCTCAACCTCGCCGCAAGAGAACGCCCCGCCGTTGATTGCGTCGCGGTCAATTCAGACTTCCGATCCCAAACCCAAACCGTACTCGGCAACGCGCTTGTTGAGCACTATTTCAAGCAAAAGAAAATTGGGAAGGTAATCAAGGACGCCCTTGAAATTTCCCTCGTCCTCGACATGGCTTGGATCTTCCCAATGTGGGATTTTTCGGTCGGCCAAGACATTGCGGTTGATCCCGATTCGTTCGACTCCGTGAAGGAAGGCGACATTCGAGCCGTTGCTCGTACGCCGATTGACGTCATTATGGACTTCACTCGAATCGATGCAAATAACCGTGACTGGGTTATCGTCCATGATTACGTGAACAAGTTTGACCTTGCCGCTCAATACCCGGAAAAGCGACAAGACATTATTGCTATTCAACGGGACTATTCGAGAGATGCTATTTTCCGCTTTGGGGACATTCCTCCAACCGACCAATTTACAACCGACGAAATAGACCGATTCACGCTTTTGCACGCTCGGACTCCGGCCGTGCCTCAAGGGAGAATGCTCTCGTATTGTGAAAACGACGTTGCCCTATTCGACGGTCCCCTTCCCTTCCGTGAGCTCCCCGCAATTCGTGTATGCCCAACGGAGCAAATATTGAGCACATTCGGGTACTCGAATGGAAATGACCTTTTGTCGCTCCAAGACGTAATTGATTCGTGCATCTCGGCGGCCGTGACGAATATCACTTCAACGGGCGTCAACAATATTTGGGTCAAAAAGGCCTCAAATATTGATTTTCAACAACTCGCCCAAGGAATGAATCTCATTGAGTCGGACGAAAAGCCCGAGCCCCTCATTCTCAACAAGGTCGCCCCCGAGACGTTCAAGCTCTTGGACTTTATGATCCAACGAATGCAAACGATCTCCGGAGTGAATTCCGTTGCTCGGGGAGATTTACAAGGTAAGGACTTGAGCGGAGCCGCAATGGCTCTTTTGCAATCAATGGCTATTCAATTCAATTCCGGCTTGCAACAAGCCTATACGGAGTCAATCGAAGAGACTGGAACTCAAATCATTATGCAATTGCAAGACTTCGCGAAAACCGAACGCGTTGCTTTTGTTGCCGGGAAATCCCGCAAATACATGGCAAGAACCTACTCGTCGGACAAAATAGACAAGCTACAAAGGGTCTACGTCAACCAAGCAAACCCTCTTACGAAAACCGTCTCCGGACGCACCGTCATTGCTCAAGACTTACTCAAGGCGGGGCTCATTACCCGCCCGGACGAGTACCTTGAGGTTCTTGAGACCGGCAAGCTCGAACCGATGATCGAAGGGCCGCAAAACGAGCTCTTGCTCATGCGAGCGGAAAACGAGGCTTTTGTTGAAGGCGAGCAAGTCCCGGTTGTTTGGACCGACGCTCACGCAAAACATATTCAAGCGCACAAGGAAGTCCTATCCAATCCCGAAGCCCGCAAGGATGCCGGTCTCATTCAACGAGTCACCGAGCATATTCAAGAGCATATTTACGCTCTCCAAACATCCGATCCCAACTCTCTCCAAATATTAGGACAAGAACCTCTTGCGCCTCCGCCGCCGCCTCCGGGCTCACTTGCGCCGCAAGGCCAAATTGGACCGGGGCCGGTGCCCGGAACTCCGGGAGGGGGTTCCGTGCCGTCAAAGGGAGGCCTTCGAGCTCTTCCTCAACCCAATGAACTCAACTTGCCCAACTTGCCGCAAAACCCAATGTCGGGCGAAAAATTTAATTTGGAGGACGGCGGATTACCCCCGGACTCAATAGCAACAATTGGAGGACAATAGTATGAGCGAGGCCGTATCAGGCGCCGAGAGCGCCCCCGTCAACGTAGGAAATGAAGTAGCCCCCGGAGCGGAACAATTCCAGCCCAATACCCAAAAGGAAGCGTCGAAGTATGGACAATACGGCGAACCGTTGACCAAGGCTCCGGCTCCCGAAGCCGGTGCCGAAGCTCCCGCCGTCAAGGGCGAGGTTGTTGCGGACGAGCCGCTCAAAGCCGAAGAGCCCGAAGCTCCGAAGCCAATGGAGAAAATGAAAGTCAAAGTTCACGGTCGGGAAATGGAGCTCGAACTCACTCAAGAGAAAAAGCAAGAGCTTGTCCAGATGGGAATCGTCGCGACTCAAAAAATGCAAGAGGCCGCGAAGCTCCGCAAGGACGCCGACGGTCGGTTCCAAAGTATTCAAGATCGCGAACAACAAATGCGAGACCTTCAAGACAAGCTCAAAACGGATTTCATCTCCGCCGCCCTTGAAGCCGGAGCGGACCCCTCTCAAGTGCGTGAGCATGTCGAGAGTTGGCTGTATGGATTGCTCCAAAAAGACCAAATGCCCGAAGGCGAGCGAAGGCTCCATGAAGCGCAATCGGAAATCGACCGACTCAAAAAAGCGGATACCGAACGAGCCGCCCAAGCCGAGCAACAAAAACAAGAGGCCGCAACGGAGCATTACCGAGATCAATTTCAAAAGACAATCATTGAGGCGCTCGACAAGTCGGGGCTTCCAAAAAACGAGGCAATGGTTGCTCAAGTCGCTTCGCTCATGCAAAAGCAAATACGGCGCGGCGTCACTCCGGACGCTTCGTCATTAGCGGATTACGTAAGAGATGATATGATGACAAATGTAGCGTCCTTCACCGGAGGACTCGCCAATTCAATTCTCTCGGCTCATAAAGAGGGCAACACAAGTGCAATCTTGACGTCGGGGCAACAATTGGTGACGATGCTCGGTGACGACGTTGCAAAGGCAATCCGTAGGTACGATGTAACCCGACTCAAATCGGGCCATTTGCCGCAAGGTTCTCCATTAGGGCAACCTCCCGAGACGCAAAAACCGTCCAACGGGAACGCCGAAGGGGAGAACAATTATTTCAATTCCGAGGACGAATACTTGGATTGGCGTAAACAACGGGTTCAAGCCGCCGATCAAAAGCGCAATCTTTTGAGACGTTAGAAAAATTTAAAGCACTCACGGCGCCAATAGGGGCGATACGGGTATCCAAGGCCACGGACCCGACACGTCCAACCCCAAGGGCCAAACCAAGAGCACGCGCACAAACCAACAACCGAAAACCATGCGGACGATTTTCGTTCGTAAACTTAATAAGGGGGCTTCCAAATGGCAGCTACAAATACACTCGATGCCTTATTTAAAGAGGTATACGGTGACGGTGCGATTCGTGCCGTTCCCGACTTTGCAAAACTAATGAAACGCGTACCTTTCTCCAAACGTGAAAAGCTTGGAGACCAATACGTAATTCCCGTTGTTCTACAACATGAGCACGGGTTTTCGTACGGCGCGAGCGGTGATAGCGATTTCGCTCTCAATGCCGCCGTTGCCGGTAAGGTACTCAAAGCGAAAATCGCGGGCTCGATGATTGTCCTTCGTTCACGTCTCTCTTACGAGGACGTATTCAAGGCATCGGAAGCCGGAGCGGCCGCTTTTGAGAGCGCAACTTCCCTTGTTGTTGACAACATGCAACGCTCTTTTGCCAAGCGGCAAGAGTTGGCGTTCATTTACGGTCAACAAGGCCTTGGGATCGTTCTTACCAATACCGCCGGAGCACTTGTGCTTACAGCGGCAAGTTGGGCTCCCGGCATTTGGTCGGGAATGAAGGACGCAATCCTCGAAGCCTTTGACGGTATCACCGGAACGGATACTCAACACAACGCCGACCTTACGGTTGTCAGTGTTGACATTTCGGCTCGGGAAGTCACCGTCTCGGGAACTTCGGCGGCGGTTGTTGCAACCGATTACCTCTTTTTTAAAGGGGCTCGAACGGCAACGGCCTTCAAGGAATGTGCGGGCATTGATAAAATCATGACCAACACGGGCGTTCTATTTAATATCGACGCTTCATTGTACGAGCTTTGGAAGTCCAATACTCGCAATGTTGGCGGCGCCATTACCCTATTGGCAATTCTCAACGGAATTTCCGACGCGGTAAATATGGGTCTCATGGAAGATGCTTGCGTCTACCTTGCGGCAATTAAATGGAACAAACTCAACTCCGATGAATCGGCTCTTCGCCGATACGGAGCCGAGTTGTCCGAGCGGGCAAAAACCGGAACAAAAGCGATCAAGTACTACTCCACAAACGGTGCGACCGAAATGGAAGCGCATCCCTTTGTGAAGGAAGGCGAGGCGTTCTTGGTTCCGAACCCAGCGAAACGATTGGTTCGCGTTGGAGCAACGGATATCACATTCCGTCGCCCCGGCATGAGCGAGACGATCTTCCGCGAGTTGGATGACAATGCAGGATTGGAACTTAGAGCATTCGCCGATCAAGCGATCATGTCTCAAATTCCAGCACATTGCACCAAGTACACGGGCATAACCTAGTAATTAAGTTGGGGGGAGCTCATGCTCCCCTCTCTTATTTTCTCTTTTTTGCGTGAGGTACTAGCATGTCAACCAACGTCACTTTCAACGGTATTGTTTACGCGGTCCCCTCCGAGGGCGAGCGAGATTGGGCGGGGTCAACCGGCGTTGACGGGCTCTTAATATCTCTTGCGAACAATTCATTTAAAACCGACGGCGGGAATTTCTTTTTGCTCGCGGATGTGGACTTCGGTCCTACGGCGGGCCTCAAATCAATTTATTACAAATCAAGAGCTTCCGACGTTGCTCAATCCGGCGTCGTCCGATTGGGAAATACGGAGATCATCGCTTGGCGTGATTTCGCCGATGCTTCGGACCTTGAGCTTGGCGTAAACACTTCCGACGAACTTACTTTCAACGGCAACCCTATTGTCCCCTCAACGCCTCTCGCATCGGGCAAGGTTGTCATTACCGAAGCGGCAAGTGGTCAACTTACGACCGGAAATTTCAATTATTTGCTTGATCAAATATTGGTACCCGACGGAACCGTGGCCCTTCCGGCCTATAGTTTTAATTCCGATCCCGATACCGGCCTATATCTCGAAGCCGGAACCATGCGCCTCGGCTTTGGAGGCGCTCAAGTCGTCCGATTCGGAAGTACGTCTATTACCTCCGAAGTGAAAATAGCCCTTCCAGACGGTACCGCCCCAAGTCCTACCCTCACTTTTGCGGACGATCAAAACACCGGGATTTACTCCCCTGCAAATGACGAGGTCGCGGTCGCAGTCGCGGGCGTTCAAGCCCTTCACATTACGGCAACGGCTCATCAATTCTTCGGCGGCCCGGTAAGGTTCACGAACGGAACCGTAGCCCTTCCAAGCATGGCTTTTGGATCGGATACCGATACCGGCCTATACCTTTCAACAACGAATCAAGTTTCAGTCGCTTCCGGCGGCGTTCAATTCGTTCAAGTCGGAGCAACCGACGTTCGGGTATTCAAACCATTCCTTGTTGTTCAAGACGTTGCGGGAAGTGACGCCTCGGTTCGCTTTTTGAATTCAAATGTCGCCGCCTCTTCCGGGCTAGTGCTTTCTCTCGAAACGGCTTCGAGCGCCGCCGGAGACGCATATATTCGTTTTCAGGCCGCCGGACAAGCCTCGATCGGAATGGACAATTCCGACGCGGACAAGGTCAAATTTACTCACGATATAGACCTCAACTCCGAGATTGTTGCCCAATACGAGGCGGATCTCACTTGGCGTTTTGTTGGCAATGACGTTCACGTTCAAAGGACAAATATAGCGGGCGATGTCATATTACGAGTATACAATTTGGACAATACGAGCAATTCCTCTAATGCCGTCTTGAAGTTGGAGTGCGGCGGCTCTTCCGGAGGCGATCCAAAGGTCGTATTCACTGGAAGCGGGACCGATTCTTGGTCATTGGGAATGGACAACAATGACGTTGACGCATTTGTCATTTCCTCCGGTTCTACCTTGGGAACAAATAATTGGCTTCGAATCAACAATTCGAGCAATGCAATTGGAATTGGCAAGGACAACTCAAGCTCGGGCGTTCTCACGGGCGGCCTTTGGTTTCATCGTTCAACAACCATAGGGTCAAATCATCGCTTCACTATTGAAAATTTGGATACGACAAACGTAGCTTCCGGATCGGAACTCAACTTAAGGGTTGAAGGTTCCGGAGCCGGTGATCCGATCATCGTTTGGACAATTGATACGGTTGGCCAACATTACCACATGGGAATAGACAACAACGTATCCGACAACCTAATAATTGGAACGAGCGCAACCATTGGCGGCGGCACGACCGCAATTACTATTACTCCCGCCGGAGTCGTCACAATCCCTTCATTCGCTCCGTCGTTTACAACTCTCCAACTCGCCGACGGAAGTGCGGCGGCTCCCTCGTATAGTTTTTCCGCTGATACCGACACGGGAATATATAGGGTTTCAGCCAATAGAATTGGAATTTCCTCGGGCGGAGGGTTGGTCTACGACGCCGGAACGGCGGATCAACAATTCTATACGGTCGTCCGATTCGCCGACGGCACGGTAACATTGCCCGGTATTTCATTTGGATCGGATACCGATACGGGGATTTACCTCTCCGCCGGAACGATGCGTTTTGCCAAGGACGGAGTGCAAGCCTTCCGAGTTGCGTCAACGGCGGTTACATACGAAGTACCGATCAACTTGCCCGACGGCACCGTCGGCGCTCCGGCGATTCGATTCACGAACGATCAAAACACTGGAATATACACCGCCGCACTCGACGAAATGTCATTTGCAACGGGCGGAGTTGAGCGTTTTAGGATTGACGACGGGCAAGTCACTCAATTGTCATCCCTATCCGGAGCCCAAGTTCGATTCACAATTGCCAACTCTTCAAATACCGCCGGGTCCGACGCCGTATTGAGATTGAGCACTCCGGTATCGGGCGGAGATGCTTACATCTATTTTGAGGGCCTTGGTCAAGCTTGCATCGGAATGGACAATTCCGACGCGGATATAATGCTCTTTTCTCACGGCGCAACAATCAATTCCGTCACGGTAGGTAGTTACAATGATACGACTTGGACAACCCTCGTTGATCACAAATTCAATGCCGCAACCTACTGGGATGAGATTACAACGCCAACAACTCCGGCAACAAACGATTGGGGACTCTATTTCAAAACCGACGGGTTATACATGCTCGACGATACGGGACTTGAGACCCAAGTCGCGGCTCCGGGCGGCGGTTCAAACGCTTATTATGCTCACTATTGGATGAGCGGAGCAACGGCAACGCCGACTCTCACAAATAACACAATTTTGCAGCTTGATTTTGATACCTCCGTTGAGGACGTCTCGTCACGGGTTACGACCGGCGCGGCTTGGAAGTACACTTGCATTGCGGGCGGTGACGGGGTTTATCAGGTCATTTCAAGGGGAGCAATCGCTGGGAGTACGACCGGCGACCGGCTCACATACTTATACAAAAATGGAGTCGTCGAAAAACGATTTGAGCAACGGCCCGCCCCCGCCGGTACGGGAAGTGAAGCAATGTATTTGGTTTGCTTTGTGAGGTTGGTTGCAACCGATTTCATTAGCGTAAGGTATTTTCAAAATTCAGGCGGGAATAGGAATTTTAACAACTCGGGGCAAGATCGGGCTTGGGTTCAAATACGGCGGGTCGGAAATTAATTTTTAAAAGGGAGGAAAACAATGCCACATGATGAAATGGACACGCAAATGGGAGTCCTTGAGGATCTCAAGGAAAATATGGACGAACGCCTCGTTGGTAGAATAGGAAAAAAGAAAACCAGTGAGGGCTCGGACCCAACTCAAAACAAAGCAAGGCCCGATTGGGTTCCGGGAGACGGATCTCAAGACGGAATTGAATTTTCCGAGAGCGGAAGCGACGTTGTCGGTCAAGAGAGCGCAAAGGGCGTTGAAGGCGACGATTACGACGACGACGAGAAAATGATTATGGAGAGCTCCGAATACGAATCTCTAATGGGGTAATAAATGTATACTTGGAATGAATTACTCGACGATATCAAGACTCGGGCCGCAATGCCAACCTCCCAAGCAACGTATACCGAGCCGCGTCTATTGAGTTTTGCAAACGCCGGTTTGCGCTCGTTTGTTCTTCCAAAAATACTGAAAACCCGAGAGGCGTTCTATGAGTTCGACTTCGATCTCCCGATCAATGCTTCGGGTATTTACGACATTCCCTCCCGAGCTTTGGGTGGTACTGTTGTCAATGTTGCTCTCGTAAACAACCTCGATTCAAATACCGGCCAACGAGCGGACGTGAATTGGATTATGGAGGACGACCTCTCCAATTACGACCGAACCGATTACGGGTATTCGGGAGTCTACGTCAAACGCAATCAACTATATTTGGTTCCAAAGGACGGCAACGGGTTCTCATACCTTCGATTGTCGGTTTTCTTACGCCCCGGAAGCATTGTCGCAAACACAAGTGCGTCGCAAATATCCTCAATCAACACGGGTACCAAGACGGTCGAATTCTCGTCACATCCGTCGAGTTGGAGCAACTCCGACCTTTTCGACCTCGTTCAAGCCGAGCCGCATTTTGACTCTCTTGTGATCGATCAACCCATTACGACTTTGACCGCGACCTCCGCAATTTTCACGAACGCCCTTCCTTCAAGGTTGGCCGTTGGCGATTGGTTATGTCGCAAAAACGAGTCCCCGGTAATCCAAGTCCCGGTTGAGTGGAACCCGGTGCTTGCCCAACATGCCGCGAATTCAGTATTAAGGGCTCAAGGTGATACCTCCTCTTACAAGGCGGGCCTTGAAGCCTTGAAAATGCTCACCGACGACGCAACGATTGTCATTGAGCCAAGAATCAAACAAGAGGGTAGGAAAATAATCAATAGAACGGGCATTCTACGCCGAAGCGGGCGCTGGTAATGGGGCAAGCTCTTCAAATCCGACACAAGGGCTTGTATACGGCTCCCAATGAATTCTCGGGCATCCCTCAAGGGGCACTCGTTCAAGCCGACAACACGGTAATCAACGACAACAACATTTTGGAGTCGCGGAGAGGGAAGGAAGGCACGATTCAACTCCCAACCGGCACGGATCGAGCCTCCCGCTTCGCGTTCTATCAAGGAAAACAAATCGTCAATTATACGGGCGGTAATTTGGGTTACATCGATCCGACGCTTACGACTTACTCCGGAACCTTCAATCATCCGGATGCCGATTTTGCTCGCCTTCGCTTCGAGCGCCAAAATTCAAACCTATACTTTACGACCGACGGCGGGATTTACAAGCTCGATGCATACAATGGAACTCCGGTTCTTGCGGGGTTTTTCAAGGCACTCGACATTGAGGCCGTACTCTCGGGAGCTTCGGGCTTCCTTCCAGACTTGAACCAATGCGCCTATCGCGTCGTTTGGGGTTATACGGATGCAAACAAAAACCTCGTAAGGGGAGCCCCCTCAGGTCGGGAAATTCTTATTAACAATGCCGGAGGAAGCCGAGACGCGAGTCTCACTATTACCATTCCGACCGGAATTACGACCGCTGATTTCTTCCAAGTTTATCGCTCAAAAGCTTCCGGAGGCGTTGCCGTCTCCCCAAGTGACGAGCTCGGCCTTGTCTACGAAAACAACCCAACGGCGGGCGAAATCACGGCGGGCGTTCTTACTTTCATCGACGCGACTCCCGATGACTTGAGAGGCGAGACTCTTTACACGTCACCTTCACAAGAGGGAATTTTGCAAGCAAACGAACGACCGCCCCTTGCTTGGGATGTCGCCTCGTTTGAGGGTTCCGTTGTTTACGCCAATACGGAGAGCAAACAACGCCGGATATTCACGATCCTATCGGTTGGGGGCACGGGCGGAATTCAACTCAATGACGTGATCACAATTGCCGGAACCGCGTATACCGCAAAGGCCGCCGAATTGATTACGAACGGAGAATTTGCTCTCGTCACCGCCGGAACTCCGGCTCAAAACATTGCCGATACGGCCGTGAGTCTCATTAGGGTAATCAACCGCTATGCAACAAACACTTTGGTTTACGCCTATTATTTGTCCGGGGAGAACGATCTACCGGGGCAAATCCTAATTGAAGAGCGCGGGATTGGAGCGTCAAGTTATGCCGTAACGGCCTCGGCAAACGGAACCGCATACAATCCCGTGCTCCCCACTTCGGGAACGGCCGTGAGTTCGGACAACGACGACTTACAAAACCAAATCATGTTTTCAAAAACGAATCGACCCGAGGCGGTACCTCTTGTGAATGCCCGCTTTGTTGGCTCTCGAAACGATAGGATTTTGCGCATTTTTGCGCTCCGGAACTCACTTTTCATTTTTAAAGAACGAGACGGAATATATCGGATGACTGGAACCGCTCCGGAGAATTTTGCCGTTGAGCTCTTCGATTCTTCCGCTCGCCTTTTGGCCCCCGATTCAATCGCTCTTGTAAATAACCAAATTTGGGCATTGAGCGATCAAGGAATTATGGTCGTCACCGAGACCGGAGTGAGCGTTGTTTCCCGACCTATTGAGGACTTGATTTTGGATCAATTCGGAGCCGCTCTTGACGACGTGAAAAAGCTCAGTTTTGGCGTCTCTTACGAGACCGACCGGAAGTATCTTTTGTACACGGTAAGCGATCCGAACGATACGGTTCCAACCCAAGCCTTTGCATTCAATGCGTTCACCGAGACGTTCACTCGTTGGCCGGAGACGAAATCAACCGCTTTTGTAAATCCCGTTGACGACAAATTGTACTTTGGAGACGGCGATTCGGATTGGCTCGAAAAAGAACGAAAAGACCGTACGTATACCGATTACGTCGATCGCTCTTTTGACGTGACGCTCACCGTCCAAACGGGGCTTGTCCTCAACCTTGCTTCGGTTGCGGGCATTGAGAGCGGTGACTTGTTCTACGAGAGCGCAACCAAGTATTCTATTATTACCTCGGTCAATGTCCCTCTCGGTACCGTCACGGTGAGCGATCAAATCACTTGGACGCTCGGTACGTTGCAAGTTTACAAGGCAATCAATTGCGTCGTCGAATACGCTCCCGTCACCGGAGAAAACCCCGGAAGCTCGAAGCAATTCCCAGAAATTTCAATGCTCTTCCGAGAGGCAACCTTCGATACCGCAACGCTCTCTTTTGCAACCGACGGCTCTCAAGGATTTGAGGGGGTCTCTATAGTTGGCGACAAGATCGGAACTTGGGGGAGCTTTCCTTGGGGCGGAGCGCCTTGGGGAGGAACAACCGTGAGCCAACCTATTCGGACTTATGTCCCTCTTGAAAAGCAACGCGGATCGTTCATTCGGGTCAAGTTTGAACATCGGCAAGCGTATGGAAATTTTCGTTTGAATGGGTTCTCGATGCCGCTTCGAGACTTCAAGGACTTTAAGATTGCAAAATAATGGGAAAAGTAAACGCAAAACAATTGTTGAAGGTCGAGGATTTTCCGAAGGATCAACGCAAATGGCTCGCGGGCATGTTTTATATTGTCAATCGATTCATCAACCAAGTCATTGGCGCGGTGAATTCTGGGATCGAGTTCGAGTCCAACATTCTCGGGCAAGAGCACGATTTCGACTTCGAATATGTAAGCGACGCGGTTACACTTCCGCTCACGGTAACTTGGAGGCTTGCAAAACCTCCGAGAGCGGTGAGCGTTGTTTACGCGTCGGAGAACGGGGGGCCGGTGATTATTTTGGTTGATTGGCGATTTACACAAGAGCAAGGGATTATTTTTGACCATGTCGTGAAGATCGATCCGTCGGTTCCGAGTATTTCGGCACTTACGGCGGCGAGTCGTTACACAATACGAGTTAGAATTACACCATAGGGGGACGAAATGGCTTTTGATTTTTTTAAAGATGATGAAGAGGATATCGAAGGCGGAAGCTCGCAAGCCCCCCAAGCGGCTCAACAACAAGTTGGCCCCTCTCAAGGCGGAATGGTCGAGCAAGAGAGTCCTCAACAAGGCGGCGCCGACCAACCCTCCAAGTCGGGCTCATTCACGAACCTTCAATCGTATCTTGATGCAAATGCCGCAACCGAATTTGGCCAAAAGGTCGCCGGAGACGTTGAAGGCGACGTTCAAGGCGCTCGACAAGCTCAAGACACAGCGGAGCAAGGGTTCAAGCAAGCGGCCGATACGGGCTCTTACCAAACCGATCAAGGACTCTTGGATCGCGTTGGAAGCGACGCCGTAGGTCTCGCCGCCGATGAAACGGAAGCCGCAAGGTTCAAAGCATTACGTGATGCCCAATACAAGGGGCCAAACGCTCTTGAGGACCGTGAAGAATTATACAACCCGGCTCAACAAAAGACGGCGGAAGCAAGCGAGCTCGCCGGTCTCACTGGAAGCGAAGGCGGTCGCAAGGCATTACTCGATAGGTTCTACGGAGCCGGAGTTGGCAAATACGATTACACTTCGGGCGAAAAAAAGCTCGACAATCTTTTGATTCAAAACGATCCCGGAGCAAGGCAAGCTTTTGAGGGAGTAAGAGGTCAAGCGGAAGAGACCTCCGGTAGGTTTTCAAAAATTGAGGACGCTTTGAAGAATTACGCTCAATCAAAAGCGGAAGAGACCGCGCAAGCAAGAGCGGCGGCACGGGGAGCGATTGGAATAGATGAACAAGGCCAATTGGTTGAAGGACAAGGCGCCTTGGGCGCGGCATACGGCGGTATCGACAAGGCATTTCAAGACCGATCGGCGCTTCAAAGTAAGCAATTGGCGGAGCTCAACAAGGCATTCAAAACCGGCGATTACAGGAAATTGGACCCGAAGCTCAAGGCAATGGTTGGAATAGGCGGCGGCACGGGCTCTCTTTTCAACGTAGATCCTTCAAAGTACTTGAGCGCAACCAAGCTCTCCGCTCCCGGAACTTCAAGCGAAGAGCAAGGCGCTCAACTTCAAGCTCTAAGTAGTTTGGCCGACGTCGAATCGAAATACGGGCAAGGTCAATTTGGTACTCAAGACAACGAGGACTTCCTTGCTTACGACAAGGACAAGCTCAACCAAATGGTTGGAAGCAAAAAAGCTCAATACGCAAACGAATTGAATAGCACTCCGGTACGTCTCATCAACTCCGGAATGGAAGGCCCGCAAGCGGCTCAAATGACGCTTCCGCAAGCGTTGCCGCTTGCAAAACGAACTCATGATTGGGCTCAACAAGCTCTTGCTCAAGGCGGATATCCGGATCTCTTCGGACCTTACGTCAAACAATATCAAGACCTCAAAGCGAAATATGATGCAATTGGAGCCAAGTACGGGGCGAACAAAACGGTGAAGGCTTGATGAAAAATATTAAGGGGGAATTATGGCTATACCATTGATTGCGGCGGGAATTGCGGCGGTAGGAAGCATTGCGGCCGGTGCCATGGGTTCGGCCTCGGAGTCGCAAGCAAGAGCGGCGTCGTTGAAGCTCATACAAGAGAGCATCGACAATCTCACCGCAATCGGAGTACCGTCGGCGGAAGCCCAACAAATCGTTTTGAAGGAATACAAATCGGCCGGAGTGCTCACTCCGGACCTCGAACAAGCCATTTCACAAGGCGAGTCCGCGTTTTCCGGCATCGACGTTGATCCCACTTACAAAAAAGCCCAACTTGAGGCTCTTAATAAACTTGGGAATATTTCCGACGAGGGAGGCATGACCGCAACGGATCTCTCCAACCTTGAGAGAATTCAAGGCGATATCAATGCCGATGAAAGGGGAGCGCGGGAAGCGATTGCCTCAAACCTCAAAGCTCAAGGCGCATATGGTTCGGGTCTCCAATTGGCTCAACAACTCCAGGGCCAACAAGACGCGGCAACGCGTTCGCATTCGGCGGGCCTTCAAACGGCGGGCATGGCTCAAGATCGAGCCCTTGCGGCACTTCAAGCCCAAGGAAGCCTTGCGGGTAATGTGAGGGGTCAAGAATTCGGAGAACAAGGCACCGTTGCGGGAGCTCAAGACGCGATTTCGAGATTCAATACGGCGAATCGTCAAGACGTTCAATCAAGGAATGTCGCCTCTCGGAACGCGGCTCAAGATTACAACCTTCGCAATGCTCAAAGGATTTCCGACGCAAACACCGATACGGCAAACCAACAAGAGGTATACAACAAGGAATTGGTCAACAAGGAATTCCAAGACAAGCTTGCTCTTGAACAATCAAAGGCAAACGCAAGAGCTCAACAAGCAACCAACGTCACGGCGGGCGGTAAATCGCAAGCCGCAATGTGGGGAGGCGTTGGGCAAGGTGTTGGACAAATCGGGACCGGCGTTGCAAATTATTACGCTGGAAAAGAAAAAACCGACGAGGAAAAGCAAAAAGGTATCGTCAAACCATTTTAAATAGGGGGACTCATGTTGCCATTGGCTGAAGAAGAGAAAAAGGACTTGATCCAAAAATACCTTGAGCAACAATTCAATCCGTCGAATATGCAAGCCGATCAAGAGCTTCAAGACGAACGACAATTGTATTCAAACCTCGGACGGGGAGTGAGCACGATTACGGCCGGGCTCACTGGAACGCAACCGCAAGAAAAATTCTACGACTCACTTGATACTCAAATAGCAAACGACTCCAAGGGTCGCCGAAGCAAAATAAGTGATTACCTGAAAAACAAGGCATCGGAGAATTGGAAGCAATTAAATTATGACCAACGTGAACGTGCTATTGACGTCCAAAAGACCAATCGGGAAGAGGATATTGATCGGAAGGAAAAAGAGACGACCTACCAACACGAAAAAGATGCGGCCGCCGCAGACAAACCGAAGGACAAACAATACGACGCGGCACTTTTTGGCCGACGAATCGAGCAATCCGAAAAGGATTTTGAGGATCTTGCGAAAAAAGGCTACAACCGCGCCGGGTATATTGAGTCGGTTCAAGCGAATGTCCCGAATGAAATTGCTTCCGAAAATACAAAGCGGCAAGATCAAGCCGAGCGGAACTTTGTGAATGCTGTATTGAGGCGTGAGTCCGGCGCCGCGATCTCCGCCGCCGAGTTCTCGAATGCCGAACAACAATATTTCCCAAGAGCCGGAGATCAACAATCGGTTCTCGACCAAAAGAAAAGGAATCGTGAGCAAGCTATGGTTGGCCTCAAGGTTGCGGCCGGTCCCGCTTGGGAAAAGGTGCCTTTGGTTGGCGGGAAGAAATTAAGTAAGGTCGACCAAGACGCAAAAGATTGGGCAATTGCAAACCCAAAAGACCCAAGAGCGGCAAAAATTTTGAATAGATTGGGGGAATAGCATGGGAAAATTTGACCCGGATGCATATTTGGCAAATAGCGAGGGGCCGCAAGCCTTTGACCCCGACCGATATTTGAGCACGGGTCCATACCAAGAGGGGCATCCTCTTGCGCCAAAACCACAAGAGGAAATGAGCAAACCCGAGGCGGCACTCGTTGGGGGCACTCAAGGTCTCACGGCGGGTTTTTCGGACGAATTGCGGGGAGCCATTGCGAGCCCGGTTGGCGCGGCAAAAGAGATTGGTCGCAAATACTTCGGATACGAACCGGGAGAAAATTACGACGGCCTCCAACTTGAGGATCAAGACATTGCAAAATACAAGTCCAAGCGGGACTTATATCGGTACCTACAAGACAAGGCGGCGGCCGATCAACCTTATACCTATTACCCTTCCGCCGTTGCGGGCGGGCTTGTCTCCGGCGGCGCGGGAGTTAAAGCTCTTCAAGCTACTGGTAAAGCGGCACTCCCTATCATTGGGGGCTTGGGAGGCCTTGGCGAGAGCTCTTCCAAAACCGCAATGGGAGACGTTGGAATGACAACGGCCGGTGCGATCCTTCCAAAGGTTGCCGAAAAAGGGCTCGGTTATGCCGGAAAAGGATTGAGCTATGTCGGGGGAAAAATGAAGCGTTTTGCTCCCGTCTCCGAGTTTGCCGACAAGGTCACGGCGGGAGTGAAGGATTTGGCCGGGCCGGAAGCAAAAGTCCCCGGTTACATGCTCACCGACGACCGCACGGCGGGCGATCTCGCCTCAACCCTATTGAGGGAGCCGACCCTTGCCGGAGCCGCCGAGAGAGCGACAATGGAACCTATCAAGGAAGGCATTGAACGCGGCGCTAAAGAATTGGTAAGTGACGCCGGTACTCTTTCACCCTTTCAAGCGGGCGAGAGCGTGAAATCGGGCTTCCAACGAGTTTTTGCAAGCAAGCTCAAACCGGCCGAAATGGTATACGAACGCGTCGAGGACGCCTATGCCAAGCTTCCGATCAACACAATGGCTTGGAAGCGTGGAATGACCAAGATTGCCAAGGACGTCGGAAAATATGATTTCACCGGGAAATCTGGAAAAATGCTCGATGACCTCAACGAGACGTTCGTCAAAAACATCAAGACCGTTGGCGACCTCCGGAAGTTTAGAACACAAGTAGGGAAATACCTTGGCCCCGAAGCAACCGACGCCGAACGCGCCGTAATGGGTGAAGTATACGGAGTCCTTTCGCGTGAGCGCAATCGCTCCATACTTGCTCACGCAATGAAGGGGACAAGTAAGATAGGTCGGGATCAACGATCTCTTGAGGCCGTGAAGGAATTGGTTGCAGCGGACAAGATGTATTCGGGAGCTCTTCGCGAAATGACCGAACTCTTGCCCGTCAAGGGCGGTAAATCGCAAGCGGTTCGGGGGCAAATTTCCAGATACCTTGAGCAAATCCCTCCCGAAAAACTCGCAAGGCAAGCCTTCAATACGAACGACGTCGGAAGGCTTCGAATTCTTCAAAGTAAATTTCCGGAGCAATTCGCAACGCTCCGACAATTGGAGCTCCAACGACTCGTTACGCGCTCTTCAAAAGACGGCGTAATGAACTCCCGAAGGCTTGCAACCAACCTCCAAAAATATAGCCCGGAAGTACAAGAAATGCTCTTCGGTAAGAATGTTGGAAAAGCAAAAAGCATTGTTGATGTATTTTCCGGTATCCCGCAAGAAATCAACCCGAGCGGAACAAGCGTTCGTCTTGATTTTGGGGATATTGGAAATCCGGCTCAAAACATGAAGAGCATGGCAAACCGAGCTTACTTGAATTACATCACGCCGAAATCGGCAACCGATACGAAAACGGTTGCCCCGCTATTTGAAAAAATGGAAGGCCTCGGTCGTGGAATACAAAAAATGGCAACCCCCGCCGCGCTCGGAGTCAACGAGGCTCAAAAGGGCGTTCAAAAATATTTGCAACCCAATACCGCTCCGACCGATCCGGAAATGGCTTTTCAAAAATTGCGCGGAACGCCGTACGAAAAGGTATTGAGAGACGCCTCAAACCGGGGGGCGCATTCTTACGCAACAACCTATTACTCTCTCTCTCAAGATCCGAAGTTTCGAAAAGCATTAGGGGAATAGTTGAGAAAAATCCGCCGGATTATAATTCATCATTCGGCAAGTACTTACGAGAATCAAACCGCCGATTGGATAGATAGAATTCACCGCACGCAACGCGGGTTTATCAACGGGATCGGGTATCATTATTTTATTAGAATGAATGGGTATATCGAAATGGGGAGACCTCTCCAAGAGACGGGAGCTCATTGCAAGGGCTACAATTCAACCTCGGTTGGGATCTGTTATGCGGGCGACGGTCATCCGACGCCAAAGCAATTGGCTTCGCTTCGATTCGTTCTTTTGCCGGTATTAAAAATTACATTCCCCAACGCGTCATTGCACGGGCATCGTGAGTTCGAACCAACATTATGCCCCGCCTTTGACTATGGTTGGCTCGTAGAATATTTCAATGGGAACAACGAACGAGAGAGGCCGTAATTCTAAACAACTGGAAGCCGAAGAAAAAGCACAAGTTCCGTGCGCGTGAAACGGTCGTTGACGGCATTACATTCCCGAGTGCTCTTGAAGCCGCCGTGTATGGACTATTGAAGCTCCGCGAACTCGCGGGCGAGTTGAGTGATATTAAGATGCAATCCGTCGTTCGACTTCGAGAGGAATGTCCACATTGTGGAGCATCACCTCTTAATTACAAAGTTGATTTTTCAGTGACCCTTAAGAATGGTAAGACATTATGGGTTGAAGCAAAAGGCGTCCGGACGCGTTCGTATATTGAGCGTGAAAGGACTTGGAGAAAACAAGGACCGGGGCAATTGGAAGTTTGGGAGGGCACTTGGCGTCGGCCAAAACTCCGCGAAACAATTACCCCAAAAAACCGGAGGAAAAATGGCAATCGAAACAAAACAAGTTGAGTACGCGAAGGAAATTGACGACGTAATGAACTTACTCGTTCAAATAGTGACGGTACTCAAGGAAAAGGGTCAAGTAACGTCTCTCGTTGATGAGCTCATTGTTGCAATCGACGGCGTTGATCAAGTTGACGATGAGTTATCCGAAAACATGCAAGTAGCCTTGCAAACAATTGGAGCCCAAGTGGGAAATCTCACCGCCGCTCTATTGAAGAAAAAACCCGTACAAGTACCGTCGGAGGCATAATTATGGTTGCTTGGTTTGAACACTTGATTCAAAAGTGGGCTCTTCGTTACGTCGCGGGTAAAGTTGGGCTCACTCCCGAGCAATTCGCTCTCATTGAGGACGAGGTTTGGGCATTCATCAAAATGCTCTCCGGTCAATTTGGAGTGAAACGAACGGGCGTCTATTTGAAGGCAATCATCGAGCGAAACGACCGCGATCCAAACATGACAAGGGAGGCGCTCGAACGAGTTTTGGAGTATAAGCATGGGGCGTAATTTGCTACAAATTTTGACCCTTTTTCTTGTACTTGGTTGCGCTCACAAGCCTCCGGACTCAACCTTGAGGCTTCCTCGCCTTTGGATACCCGATCCGGAAATCATGGCAATTCGTCGCCAACAAGAAAACGCGATGATATCGTGCGCCGCCGAAAATATTGGCGATTTCGTTTGCATGTCATGGGATGATTATACAAATTTGCTATTTCGTATAGACTGATATTAGGGGGCCAATTGGGGGTTTTCTGGAACTTTGGAATTTTGTTCGCGTTGCTCGCCCTTTTGATTATTAAAGCTTTTTTGATGCCGTAAACAAGGGGGGTCCAATGGGTGAAGTGATCGATCTTCCAGAACCCTATCGGGGCTTTGAATTTCACTCCGTAATCGAATTCGACGGCAAAAATACTTGGCGCGTTCGGCTTGATTCTTGTTTGGAGAGTGAGAATTACTTGTCTTTTATTTGTGCGCTCTCGGCGGCGGTCCAAGGCAAGAGCGGCCCCAAGATTATTTGGGAGGGGCCTTGTGAATGCGAGCGAAACGAATGAGTTTCGTCAAAGCTGAATGGCTCATTAGCGGCCTTTTTTCAGTCCTCACCGTTGCGATCACGATTGTCGGATTTTTCTTAAGAGTCGAACTCCAAGACCTCGGAGGATCAATCACAAAACTCAATGAAACGATGATTTCCCTTCAAACCCAAGGCGCTATTCAAGGCGCCGCCTATGATTTCCTGAGAAAAGATATTGATGATTTAAAAACAAGAACGCGTGAAATTGAGCTCCATTGTGCAAAAAAAGGGCGATCCCGGTAAGGACCGCCCCCTTTTTGAGGTTTGATCATATGGAAAAAACGCTGTTATGGTTTGGGTTGATCTTGGGCGTCGGCCTTGCTCTTGCTCTCCGCGCTCTCTATTAGGTTCCATGCACGATAAAGAGTCCAAGTCGTTGCAACCTTACCAATTCGTTGTTTGATTATTTCAACCTCACCGGCATCGATCTCAACCGACCCTCCGTTGCACATTGCCTTGTCAATATTCTCGGCCATTTTGGCGTAATGATGCCTTTGAACTCCCGTGAGCTTGTCGTCCGGAATTTCGTTGAGCAATGCGGATTTTGCGAGCACGCCAAGAGTGAGCGGAGCTTGTTTTCCGTCAATATCGGCATTGATATCCTCGTCCTTCATTGTCGTGATTTTTGCATTTACGTCGATTTTCATATAGGTACCCTTTCGTATTTGTTTGAGGTACTTCCGATATTTCCGGGCAATCATGCCGTTGTAATCGGAGCGCCTTCGGTAATCAAAATTGAGAACTCTTCCCACTAGTGACCCCCCGTATCTCCCCAACGAGCAAGATCCGATTGGACAACTAATTCCTCGACCATTACGAGATCCCTCGCAACGGCCTCTTGGTCGAGTTCGTCGTCTAGTTTTCCGAGAGCATCGTAAGCGGTTTTGTGTAAGCGTTCAATGATTTCGCAAATTTTTGGTAGGTCATCCTCTTGGAGTTTTAATAGGATCGCATGATTCACCGCTCCGGTTTTCAAATTCAAAGGCCTCCGTTGGGCGAGTGCTATTAAGTATTGTTTTATTAGGTGAGTTGATTCACTCATTCTTCGGCGTCCATTTCCGCTTGCGCATCTCTTCCCGCTTCCGCGCTTTTGTAACCGGCGCGGTATCCCATTAGGAACGCCCCCAAAAGGCGATCTGTTAATTCTTCAAAGGCGGGGCGTCTACTCCATAGCGCATATTCCTTGAGTTGACGATCAACAAAAATCTCGGCGTCTCGAATGGCTTTTTTTTCGTCCATAATAAGCCCCCGGAGGTAAGCTTCGCACGAAATGACTCACAATTATATTGTGCCGCCGGTCAAGCCAACATGCCGCGTTGAACTTCAATGCGTTTTTGTTTGAAAGTAAGCCCTGATAGAATAAGAATAGTTTCACAAATCGGGGGAAATCACATGGCAAATTCAAGAGTCGTCACAAGTTCAGTTGTAGATTACGGGTATAATCACCCTCGAAAACATCTCAAAACGGTAAGGATCGATTGGGTTGCCAACAACCCAGCGGACGCAACGGAGAATTTCCTCGTTGACATGCCGGGCGGCTTCATTCTCAACGTAATCACAAACCCAGATACCCCCGCCCCAACCGCTTCCTATGACGTCGAATTGGGTTCTCCGGAGGACGCCGCTCTCGACGTACTCGGAGGTAAGCTCGTTGATCGTTCGGCGACATTGAGCGAAATCATTCAACCCGTAAGAACAAACGAGGCAACTCCGGTTTTCATTACGCCGGGTATCTATACTCTCAAAATTTTAAATAATGCCGTCAATTCAGCGCAAGGAAGCGTCATATTTCAAATGGTTGAGGCCAATTAAGTGATCATCCCTCTTTTCACAAAAAGGCCCGGAGGCGGCGGCGTGCCGTCTCAAATAGTATGGAATGGCTCCGTACTACTCGACGGAGTGAACGATTGGTTCACCGCAAACGAACAAGACAACCCAATTCCGGCGGCGGCGGAGCTTTTCAGTATTTCGGGCTGGGTGAAGGGACCGGCACAAGAGGACGGAATTGTGGCCTCTCAATGGTCGTCCGGGGCTCTTGGATCTTGGGCGCTCAAAAAGGGCCGTGCGGCCGTCAATGGTACCGACAAGCTTACCTTGTGGATTGTGGGAACAACCTCCGGCTCCCTATATCGAGCACAAGGGAATGTAACCGTTTTCGACAATACTTGGCATCACATTGCCGCAACTTGGTCGAATGGAACGAATGCAAAATTGTACGTTGACGGAGTTGAGGACTTGGGAATTGTTTTTCTCGGGACAATTCCCGATACGGTTAAAAATAGTTCGGCGTCTTTTTTCATCGGAAAAGATGCCGCCGGAGTTTACAACCCGTATCAGGGAAATATGGCGATGTTAAATTTCTGGGATACGGCGATCTTGAGTGCGGCGGACGTTACCGCTCTCGCAACCGGCGTTGGCGTGAACCCTACAACATTGGTCTCGGCCGCAAATCTCACACATAGCTACCAACCGGGGATCTCTTCGGCCATAATTTTGGGTGCATCTCAATACGACCTCGTCGATCAAAGCGGCAACGGAGATACGACCCAAGTCGGAGTCTCTCTTGGTACCGCTGATTTTGTTGTTGATTACCCGGGTATTCCGCTCGTCACGGATACCAAGTCCATAATTTTCGACGGAGTAGACGAAACGATCTCTTTTGGGGACGTCCTCAAGAAGAGTAATACCTCGGTTTGGTCCCAATCTATTTGGGTTAAGTCCGGAGCCGATTCTCAAGTAAGTAAGTGCATTTGGTCTAAACAAGAGGGGGTTGGTAGTTTCGCGGGTTGGAATTTGCTTACGACGGGAGTCAACGATCTTTTGAGCTTCGTAATCAACGACGCCTCCCCTCCCGGTGAGAACTTCATTCATTATACCGTATCAAATATGTTTACCCTGAATACTTGGGTACACATGGTAATTACTTACGACGGATCTAGTACAGCGGCCGGAATTAAAGTTTACAAAAACGGAGGTCTCCAATCGAAAAGCGTGGTGCGTGATGATTTGGCGGGGACAATCGACGTCACGGCGGCAATGCGTCTCGGTTCTCGCTTTGATACTCCCTCGTCATTCTGGAATGGAAGGTCTACAAGCGCCGCAATATTCGACAAGGAGTTGAGCCAGGCGGAAGTTCTTGCTCTATATAATTCGGGGGTTGTATTAGATCCGAGAACCAACCTCGCCGCAAACACTGAATTTTTCCCTCCATTGGGCGAGGCTCCCGACGACGTTGAAGTAAGCAACGGTGTTGTAGACAAAATTGCGGGGAACAACGGGACCGCCGAAAACATGACAAACGCTGCGAATATCGTGGCCGATGTGCCGTCTTACACTCTTCAATCGTGTTGGAATTTTGGGGGTACCGACGAATATATTAAAGTTCTCGATAATGCTTCCCTCGATATTTCGGACAACTTTTCATTTGAGAGCATAATCAAATTGAGTTCGGCTCCGGCGGGGCCCAACCTATTCATTGCGTCAAAACGACCGGCCGGAACTCCAATCGCGTACCAATTCTATATTGAAAATACGACTGGATTTTTTATCGTGTACGTTGCTGACGGCGCGAACGACAAGCAATATATTCATCAAACCAATATGGCCGACGGTGCGGCTCATCAACTTGGTATGACCTTCGAAGCGGGGGTTTTGAAAATTTTCGTAGACGGAGCGGACGTCACGGCGGGAGCATCAAAACCAATAGACGATGCCATGACCGTAATCAGTACCAACAACGACAACGTAAACATTGGGTCATTCGGAGACGGCTCCGGAGCGTTCTTTGTTGGGAAGCTCGGCCGCGTGCTCTTTTGGGATACGGAGGTTCTTACGGCCGCCGAGTTTGCGGAACTTTGGAATTCCGGAACCCCAACGAACCCAACCTCAAACCACGGCGCGTATACAAGCAAGGACGATTTCGCAATGGCATTACTCATGGAGTCGGGCGACACGATTTCCGCGAACGGAGTTCTCGATTCGAGCGGCAATGGGAACCACGGCTCGACGCAAGCGATGGAAGCCGGAGACCTCCAAGCGTTCTAGGAATTAATTGGCAGTTGCTTTGCATGACCTCCAACCGGAGGTTTTGAATGATCCCAATTCTAGGCATACTTTTTTTGTACGCGGGTATTTACCACGCGATTGAGTCTCCGAGGGTTGCCGAATTTCGACCCTCGATGAAAGTTGGAGACGGTTTTTGTCATGCTCCGGACCCTTCAAAAACAAACGAGGATTTCGCCGCAAAGGCCCTACAAGGGGCGGAGTGCAAAAAGGACGGCCTGTGCCTCTCGAAGGACGGTGAGCGTTGCGTGAGCCCCTCAAAATGGGGAATTGGACCCCCTCCGTGAGCGGTAAAGCTTCCTTGGGCGGGTCACTTAGAGCTCAAGCCCGGTCTACGCTTAACCCGCTTAATAGTCCGGAGCCCCCGCTCAAGACCATTGTAACCATTTTCAACCCGTGGGTTGGTAATAGTTTAAAAAGGGGCTTCCCGGTGATCCTTTGCCCCATAGGATGTTAGCACCTTGCCGGTTTGCGCGAGGTCTATATTCTAACATTCTCCCCCGATTTGGCTCGCGAAGTTACTATTTAGGGATCGCGATTAGAACCAAAACAATTCTATTTACGCCGGTTACGCCTTCGCGCCGCTTTTGCCAATTGCCGCTTCCGGCGCACCGATTCTTTTGTGATACTTCCTCGCTCCCAACTTTCAGGCTTCGCTCTTTTCGCCGATTCTATCCAAGTCGGCTCCAACTTTTTTGCTTGTTTTGTCATTTGTCTCCCCATATTCCTTTTCCAAGTCAATCAAGAACTTTGAATCAAGCCCGTCGGCTCGGATCATTTCGTTGCAAACCATGCTATTCAGCCGGAAAAATTCCTTTTCGGTCAAGCCCCCTCCGGAAAAGAGCTCGACATAACCACGAGTGACGTTACATACGACGGGCCGCTCGTCGTAAATCCCGCAAGTATCGTCGGGGAGTAAGTGCCCGCACGATCCGTCCGCTTTGACTGGAACAATTCCATTCGACCAATTACCGGCACGCCGACAACAAGCTCCGCATTTCGAACAAGGGAAATTCACTCGACCCAAATCCTACCAAATTCAGCTATTTCCGACTCCGCTTTTCTTGCCATTATTTCAGCATTTCTCCAAACAATGAAAAGAGTCATCTTGAGCTCGTCGGGGAGATCCTCAACGCTCGGAACAAGTACGGCCTCCAACATATGCTCCGCCGCTTTTCGAAGGTCTCTCGTAATTTTCCTACTCAACTCCGCCTCTATTTGGAATGGCTCGTGCTCGTCGTTCATTTTTTCAATTCCTCGATCATGTCGCTCACGTTCCCGCCGGTAAGCCTCGCAAGGGTTGCCCCTCCGTTTTCGGTTCCAACGAGTTCTTGCCCGAATGTCTTAAATAGGAAGTCGGTGATCGCTCCCTCGTCGCCAAACTTTTCACGGAGTAATTTACCCGCAAGCCCTATCGCTTTTGCCGTTGCGGGCTTAGAACGCCAAGGGGCGTCCGGCGATTTGGGGTCCCAATTCGTCGCCTTCGGCCCCTTGGACGTTGTATTTGTTGCGGGCTTACCTTTTGGAACCGCGTGCTCCCCGTCGTCGTCCTCGTCCGCAACAAGCCCCGTAATGCTACAAAGTGAATATCGTCTCGCGTAAGTGAGCGCCGATCCGTAGGTTTGTGGATTGCTCGGATCGCGGGCGGGCATAAACATTTCCATTTCAAAAAATTGGCCCGTTTTATGGACGAGTTTCGTCGTGAGCATAATCCCTCGGGGGTCCGGAGCCGTGAGTTGAACGAGGCATAATCCGTTTTTTGAAAGGATCTTCCGGACGGCCTCCCAACAATCTCCATGATTGGCAAACATGCCGTACACGCCCTTAGAATTTTTCGCAACGGTTCCAATCTCTTCTTGAGCCTTTGCGAGCGCCTCGGCGATTTTATCGACCTTTTGGGGTTGCTCAAACGGCAACGGTACGGAGCTCCCTTGCAGTTGGTTTGCTTCCATTTCGACCTCTAATTGTATGGGAATTTGGGCTCGTAACTCAAACTCCAAGTTTTCGTCTATTGGGGGTTCTACACTTTTGAGGGTTGGCGTCAAGAAAAAAGAGGCCCGAAAAGTTTTGCTTTCCGGACCTCAAAGGCTTAGATTGCCCGTGATGTTTTGACGGGCTGATACTTACCTAAATTCCCGTCAAGTGCAACTATTGATGATCTACAAGACGGGGGCCGAGAAATGAAAATTGAGGTTTTGGGCTGGGAAAAATTTAATCCGAGGTCGGATTACCATTGCCATTGGTTTCGGGTTGAAAACAATATTTTTGCAAACGAGGACTTCGCGGAATTGGATGCGGCCGAATGGACTGTCTTTTTTTACATATTGTGCCGAACTTCGCAAAAACAAGGGAAAAGTTGGGAGTTGAAAGTCAATTTTGTTTCGAGGCAAACGGGTTGCTCGGAAAAGACCATAAAATCAGCACTAGAAAAACTACAAGAGAATCAAATAGTTCGAATTCGTTCGAGTTCGATCACACAATACAATACAGAACATAACAATACAGAACAAAACAATACAAAACATAAGAATACAAAAGACGCAGAACGACCGAAAAACTCGGTCGCTCTTGCGACCCTTTCAACCCTTCCTCCGCCTTTTGATTCTCCCGAGCTATTGGACTTTTTCTTAAAAGCGGGTATTAAACAACGCACCGTTGCGCTTTGGTATAAGACCTACGGCGACGCCGATTGGCTCGTTCACGAAATTCACAAAGCGATCGCGTGGCTTGATGCCAACCCTCAACGGCGACCCAAAACAAACTTTGCACGATTTCTTGCAAATTGGTTTTCGAGAGGCTGGGAGCGGCATCGGAAAACGATGCCTTCCAACAAGGCCGGAGACGTTGGGTTTAGTAAGAGCGAGAAAAAAATCATATTTGGAGACGATTATGACGATTGACCATTTCGAGCGGGAGCTCAAACGACTTCGAGAGACATTCCCCGGAGGCGACAAATTCTATACCCCTCACCGCATTGCTATGCTTTGGAAGCGAATTGGTAAGGATGCCGACGATGCGTGGTTTTCCCACATAATCGAAGAGGCAATCGACACGCAACGTACCGCGCCGCTTCCGCGTTGGTTCTATGACAAATGGAGCGAAGAACTCAACAACCGCAAAACGCGCCAATACCAAGCGGAAGCGGGGGCGGGAAGTTATTACGACCAATTACAAAATGCATACGACCCGAAGGAATACGACGATCCGGCGGTTCGTGAGAGGATCGAGGGGAGAATCAAGCTTGTGAAGGATTTGACGACCGGAGTGATCTCAAAAAAACAATTCAAACAAGGTTGCGATTTTTTCGACGCGCAAATGAACAAAGGAAAATCTCTTGCCCTACAAACCAAAAACCCGTAAAGCTTCAAGCGTACCGAATTTCAGGTATTCGTCTCGGGCTCTTGCTTCGAGGTTGCAAAACCGTCCGAGGCAAGGGCTCATTTTAAGTGACTTGCAAAACAAGAGCTTTTGGGGCGTAATAGGCGACGACTTGAAACGAGGGGCCGTAATGAAATTTGCTCTAATATTTACCGCATTGCTCGCAATCTTAAGTGCGTGCGCAAAAGAACCCATTCAAAAACAAATTCCAGTCGAGCCGAAATCAAAGGCCTTAATAAATGGAACCCCGGTTGATTTGAAAGATCCTCAGTATTGGCCAACCGTACGAATTCGAACGGGCAATTCAGGTTGCACGGCAACCGTTGTTGGCAAGTGGGTTTTGCTCACGGCATCGCATTGTGTAAGCGACGGAGCGACCTCAAAATTTTCGTTCAAAGGCGTTGATTACTCCGCCAAGATGACTCGCTCACCTGTATATCCGCACCGAGACAACGACATTGCGCTCGGACTTTTGGACAAGGAATTTGCGGCGGTTCCCACAAGCATTGATTCGAAACGGCTCGAGACCGAAGAGGTCGTCACGCTTGCCGGATACGGTTGCGTGAAGGCCGGAGGCGGCGGCGGCAACGACGGAATATTGCGCATTGGAGACTCCGTCGTTGTTGGTCGAACCACATATGACACAGTCACAAGAGAGCCCGGAGGCGCGGCACTTTGCTACGGCGATTCGGGGGGTCCGCTTTTCAAGGACAAAAAGCTTGTTGGCGTGAATTCAAAGGGCAATATTTCAACAACCTCGTATCTCTCACGACTCGATATTTCGTATTCACAAGATTTTTTGAGCGATTGGTCGAAGAACAACAAAGCGGAGATTTGCGGCTTCAACGCGAAGCCGGATGATTGCGGAGCTCCGCCTATTCCTCCGCCCCCGCCGGTTGCGATTGTTCTCGAAAACAAATATTACAAAACAACGATTGAGCTCAAGGAAGGCAACCCGCACTCGGCAAGTGCGGTTGAAGGGATTTTCAATATGGTTATGGATTACCTTTTGAAAAAAGAGCCTCCCATGTCGAGAGCTCCCGAAGCCTTAATTCTGGAAAACTAGTCCTCGTAATCCTCGTCAACACGGATGAACATTGTTCGCCGGGCCTCAACGGCCGCACGCAATTCAGGCGAAACGCCGTAAGGTCGTTTGACGATGACCGGCCGGAACTCCGGTTCTTTTTGAACAAATGGGAACAACGGATTGTTGTCCCGAAGCCGCACGTAATTTCTCCATGCGTTTTCCCGAGCACAAACCTCGTTGTCGGGATGATACCCCCGCCCCCAATTTGGAGCGTGCCGTCGGAAGCAACAACGACCGAGGTTGTCGAGTAATCTTGCCGAGGCGTGCCATTCCTTGAGCGCAATTTGAGTTTTTGTCATGGCCCGATTCTACCCGAGGGGAGGGCGTGAGCCATGTCGCAACGCACTCATTCCAGTGTATGGGTCACTCAACAATCAATTGCTTCAATTCGCCGTTTTTGCGGCGCCGTACGATTTCCTTTTGAAGTACGGATCGAGCCCAAAGGGTTTTGTTGAAGCCGGGTTGAATTTTTTGCATCTTACCTACCAGGCGCTCAATTTCCTTGTCCATTTGTTCGGTGATCGGAATGTTGACGTACTTTTTGAATATCTTTTTTCTCATGAGTCCCTCGAAAAGGCTTCGGAGCATTGTCGCCCGTTTGTGCTGTAAGACCTTTTGAGAATATCGCCTTCAACTTTGACCTCGTAGACTCGGGAACTTGGAGCGGAGGTCATGCAATTGGCGGTTCTATCCTTCCCGTTTTCCTCCCATTCGTGAACGCATTCGGAGCATACGATTGAATCGTAATAGGCGAATACGCGACCGTCCTCGGAAGTCTGATATTTATAATTGATTTCCGTTTTGCATTGGTTCTTCGCGGTATGTCGAATTTCAACGAGGCGCTCGTTGTCGAATTCGATTTGTCCAGAAAAACCCCGCATGTCGGTAATCACTCCGCCGCATTCGAGAGCGACGAATTGCCATTTTCCCTCGTACTCATGCCCCAATTGAATGCCTATAACCCAAGCAAGGAATGTAAGGATTACGACCGGAGTTTTAATTATAATTGGTATCATTTTTCACCTCGTTTTGTTGGCCCCAAAAGTGCCACGTCCACAGCCCTGAGAGGGCGCCATTTGGTGCCGTCACTTGTGCGCACACTCAACTCAACGCGGGAAAATTGGGGGAATTTTGTCTTTTCATAGTTATCATCCCAAACGTACCGACCGTCGTCGGTGAAAATCCAATTGAAAAGCGCAACGGTGCCTTTGATTCGTTTTGTGTTTTTCATTTCCTCACCTCTTGATACTATTGTAACCCAGCGTGTCATAGAATGCAATAGAATTACATCGGAAGGCCAAAGCGTATTACGCCGTGGTAAGCTTATAAGAAATGGAGGCGCTATGGGTTGGCTCACAATTCTTTTGCAATTGCTCTCGGCATTACCTGAAATCATTGCAATCGTTTTAAAAATAATCGGGCTCATCAAAGGCATTCCCGACAAGACGCGGCGACGTGAAGCAATCAAGGAATTACGCGTTGCAATCAAGGTCGCGAAGAAAACAAAAGACTCTCGACCCGTTGAAGCGGTTTACGCCAAATACAAAAACGGGTAGGGTTTTCTGAAATTGGAGGCCGAATGCAAATCAGAAAAAAAAGCGAAACGCTTGAAGCAATCGAATATACCGGGGCAAACGATACCGAGATCACCGATTGGATCAAGACGCTTGATGCTCCCCTTGGTAAATTCGTCACAAATTCCGGCGTCGTTCAAATTGACGAAAATCAAGAGGACGTAAAGCTGGACACGAAAACAGAGAGTGCTTACTTGATTTACGACCCGAATACAAAGGGCGTGAAAGTTATAAGCAAAAGCGTTTTTAATTCAATCTACGAGGCCGTTTGAGCGGATTTGGATTTATCTATTGCGATTCTTGCGAAGCCTTTGAAGAGGTCATTCAAGAACCTCTTACAGCCAAAACAATCGACGGGCGTTTTCTCTGCGGCGACCTCGTTTGCAATCGGTGCAAACTAGTAATCACCTCAATAGGGAACCGGATCGGAGAAAAAATTGAAAACAACGAAAACCAACTCGAGGCCCAAAAGGAAAAACTCAGCGAAGAGCGCCAAAAAATCCGAAGCAAAAGGCTCGGAAAATGGGGCGACGCCTTCCGATCCTAAATATGATTCTCCGGGGCAACCTACGAAGTACGAACCACGCTTTTGTCAAATGCTTATTGAGCATATGAAAAAAGGACACTCGTTCAAGACTTTTGGAGGAATTATAGGGGTTTGCGAAAAAACGCTATTTAATTGGTCGGAGGAATTTCCTGAATTCTTACAGTCCAAAGGCATGGGGGAGACCGCATCGCATTTGCATTGGGAGGCCAAAGGCATGGAATGGCTCGTTTGTCCCGGCGGAGAGGGAGCTCCAAAATTCAACAACCCGGTTTGGCAAACCACAATGAAAAACCGATTCGGGTACCGAGACAAGGTGACTCATACAACCGAGGACGAGGAAGGTAAGCAACAACCCCTCAATCTTGGCTTGACTGGAAGTGAAATCACCGCTTGCATTGACCGATTGAGAAAGGAAATAGAGGCCGAAAAATGATCAAATTCACCGCAAAGGACTTCCGTTCGATTTGGGATTATTGCTTCGCGTCCGCAATCAGCCAAAGCATTGCCGAGCAAGCCGCAAAAAAAGCCAATGATTTACTGGCAAAATACCTCGAAGAAAACCCCGCTCAATTGGAGCTATTCAAATGATCAAGAAATTCTTTTGCCGAATGAGTTGGCATTCCTTTTTTGTCGGCTATGAAATCCTCGGGAAAACAGGCCCCCTCACATACGCCGCGTGTAAATGGTGCGGGTACAAAGGCCAAATCGACTCACAAGGGAATTTATTTTGATCGTCGTCCACACATTCCTATGGCTCGGGTTCTTCATTCGCTCCGGCTTCCGAAAAGACGCATACAAGCGATACCGGCAACAAAAGGAAATCGAAAACCTTCAACTCTTCCCGCCAAGGAAGGAATGGTTTTCGCCGGTACTCTCGGTATGGACCTCAATCGTATTCCGACTCAAAACCGGGCACTCCCAAAAGTGGGTTTGTAAAGTCTACGCCGAATTGATGCTTGACAGTATCCCTGAATTCACAAGAGTTACGGACGTTGGACAAGTGAAAATCGACGGAAGCACTTTGCACGTCAAGGACGCCGGGTATGAGTTTACAATCAACGAAAACGGCCCCGGAGAGATTTACATTCATCAAAAGTATGAGCCCCAACCGCCTTACAAGCTATATAGTTCAATCAAAAACCTTTGCGGGTTGGTCATGGTTCCAAGAGACTGGGAGCTTGCCTATCGCGCTGATTGGTCGGTTGGGAGAACTTTATTTATTACTTACTTGGAGGAAATGTGGAAGCAAATCAAACAAAGCCGGAGCCTCAAACAATCTCAACCGAAGAGTGCTTTTGCAAAGCCTGTATTAAGGCCCGTACGGTCGGAGTCAACGCCGAGGCCCGCATAATGGACGTCGTCAACCGTTGGCTTCCGGAGGGAGTGAGCCCCCTTGAGCAAGGCATGACAATTACCGAGGCGCACAATCGCATTTACCACGTCCTTGTTGATCTTGAGAATATTGCCCGCAAACACTATTTCCCAGATACCAAATGCAATCGACCAATACGTAAGCCGGAAGGCTTGGAATTATGAGCTCAAAAAAGACCCAAATTCTATACAAAATAACCAAATGGGTATTTTTGTCCGCTCTTGGTATCGTCCTTTTGTGGGATCTCGCCGCTCAACTATTTGGGGGGCTTGAATCAACCGTCTCTTGGGCAATTTGGGATTGGACAAACGAATTCGCATTCGTGAGTTTTCTTGTCGGTTTTGTATGCGGTCATTTGTTTTGGGGAGCTCCCTATCGCAATGACCAAAAGAAAAAGGAAGCAAATGACGAAAAAACAAATTGATAAACTCGTATCGACATTGTGTAAGCGTGAAGCCAAAAAGAGCCAAATTAAAGCCGGAGACATGCGCGAGGCCTTGGGCATATTGGCCGACTTGGTCCTTGAACAACCCCAACTATTGGCCGGGTTCGTATCTTGGGGCCTCAAAAGACTCAAGAAAAAGGGGAAAAAATGAGTTGGAAGAACAATGAACAAAAGAAAAGAATGAAGGTAATCAGCGCCGACTTGCCCGAAATTTACTCGGGAGCTCTCAACAAGACGCTCATTTGTGACGACGGCGTTGCTCGAAGGGTCGTAGACATTACCCCGTCATATGCTCACCGAGACCGGGTCATAATCAACGAGGGAGACCCCGAGAGCAAAGGCGGTCATTTCCTACATACGCTCTCATTCGTTTGTCAAATGGAAGGCAAGCCCGCCCCTTCGAGAGAGGCAATGGAAGCGGCCTCAAGGCTTTGGAACAAGACCGACTCCGCAAGAGCCGGACAAATGGAGAGTAAGCTCGTTGGACCGAAATCAAAGCTCAAATTGGAGTTGGACTAGCCCTTGGGTTTGCCCGAACCAAAAGAGGCAACCCTCGACACTCTGATTACCGGGGCTTGGGAGGTCGGAGACCTCTCATACAAATTCAAACGCGTTCAACGCATAATGAAGGCCAAAATATATGATTGGCCGGGCTTCAAATACATCATCAAATGCTCAAGACGCCTCGGTAAGAGCTTCCTTTTGTGCTCCCTTGCGGTTGAGTGTTGTTTGAGCAAGGAATTCGCTCTCGTCCGCTATGGAGCTCCAACGGCAACGGGCCTTAAGAAAATCATTCTTCCCATTATGCGCATCGTCTTAAGAGGATGCCCGGAGCATTTGCGTCCAATTTACAAGGCTTCGGAGCGGGTATTCCTTTTCCCTCACAATGGTTCCGAAATTCACTTGGCTGGACTCGACAAGCATCCCGACAACCTTCGCGGAACCGCGTGCGACCTATTCCTGATTGACGAGGGAGGCTCCGTATCAGATCTGAATTATGTAATTGATGACATTGCGCTTCCGCAATTCCTCGATCCGGACGGTAATATTGTTGAAGGTCGCAAGCTCATTGTCGCAAGCTCCCCTCCAAGGACTCCGGCTCACGAATTCACCGACATTGCGAACCAAGCGGAGATTGAAGGAAATTACAGTCACTATACGATTTACGACGGCGAGTACCCGGACAACGTCATTGAGCTCTT